GTCCACTGGAGCACCTACGACCGCTCCCCCTGCCGCTCCTTGGTTTGATTTGATTAGATCGGTCAACCACTTAGGTGCTTTAGCAGGTGTAAGATCTTGGGGAGAATGACCTGGGACCCAAGAATAGGGAGTTCCGTTTGGGTGAATTGATGGAGGAACGACCACTTGACCGCCATTACCGCGAATGTCTATGCCCTTGCCCACTTTGCTTGCTGAGTTGCGTATATCGATATTCTTTGGGCACTTGAAATAGTAATGCATCCCTCCACCGCCAGTCTGGACTTGGACAGTATCAGGGACTGAATTAGTCTTTAGCAGTTTTGCCCATGTTTTGTCCCCATGCTCTTTGACATCTATGTCAACTACAAACACATTTGATTCATTGCCTGTTGCAAGTCCCCAGTTACAATTTTTATGAATACTTGCCCACTGCTGAATCATACCAGGGTCGACCGTCGCCTTGACCTGCCAATCCTTGATAATTGGTACTTTATTCTTTGCAAGCAGTGGATGCATTCGCAGACCTAATGATGCTAGAAATAAAATTTGATCTACTACCTTTTCTTCCATAATGTCTCCTTGGATATTAGTGTTGTTTTTCTTAGGAAATTATATAATAGAAGTCTTTAGAAGTAAATAGGCAAAACCCTGTCACCCGAAGCCATCCTAGTCATATTTATCGATTTTTTGATAGAAATTAGAGTTTGGCTACAATGGTCTAATGTGAGTTTTTTTTTATAACTTTGCATAAGGAAAAAAATTATATATAAAGTTATGAAAAAAACATCGCAGATGGCTATCGTAGCCAAATGCTTAGAGGGCTAAATTGGTGCTAATTGGCAGGGTAATGAGCGCTCAAAAATGAGAGATCTGATGTATAATTATTGGTGAGGTATAAAATTCACAAATGCCAACTCAAGCTTCAGGTCGTGGTCACCCTAATACGAGACTGTCTGCTGCTCAGCGGATATTCTTGTGCTCTTTACTTGCTGATGGATTGAATGTTGCTGAGGTTAATAAAGCTGCAGCTAGATGCAAACCACCATTCCAAGTCAGTGACTCAACTGCTACCCATTGGCGGCAAAAGATGGCTATCAAACATAAAAAGATCGCTGAGCAACAAGAACTTCAAGGGTGGTCAGATGGATTAGCTAAAAAAGAAGAACGAATTAAAATGCTCAAAAAACTAGCCGAACGATTAGCTAGGGATTTATTTCATAATGACCCAAAAGAAGAAAAAATTTGGTTGGACAATATTAAAGGTTTAGGGTCAGGACCACAATTCCAAACATTTAGATATAAAGACTTCAACCATGCTGAGGTTAAAGAACTTCGCGGACTGCTTGACGACATTGCTAAAGAACAAGGCACTCGCTCGACCAAGATTGATATGACCACTACCACGACCGGTTCAGTTGAAGGGCCATTGCGAATTCCAGCCGATCTACTTGCTCCTGACTTCGTGAATGACTACAGAGATATTCGAGCGCGTAGTCACACAGAATACCTAGAGTACGGCGGTCGAGGTAGCACCAAGTCAACATTTATAAGTCTTGTAGCAATTGAGTTGATGCAGAATAATGCTGATATACATATGGTTGCCTTAAGGCAGGTTGCTAATACTCTTAGGGACTCGGTCTATGCACAACTCAAGTGGGCAATTGATGAGTTAGGGCAGTCGGACAAATGGAAGTGCACTGTTAGTCCATTAGAGATGACCTACCTTCCCACTCAACAGAAGATCTATTTTAGAGGAGCGGATGATGCAGGCAAACTAAAGTCAATCAAACCCGCAACAGGATATATTGCTATAGTGTGGTTCGAAGAGTTAGACCAGTTCCATGGCCCTGAAGCAGTCCGGAAGATTGAGCAATCAGTGCTAAGAGGTGGAGAGTTAGCTTGGGACTTCAAGTCCTGGAACCCGCCAAGAACAAGTGGCAACTGGACGAATCATTATGTACAAATCCCCAAAGAATCCCAATACCAACACAAGTCAAACTACCTGACAGTCCCCAAAGAGTGGTTAGGTCAAGTCTTCCTAGATGAAGCACAACATTTGAAGGAAGTAAATCCAGGAGCTTATGACCATGAGTATTTAGGTGTAGTTAACGGAGCAGGTGGTCAAGTCTTTGAGAATGTCAAACTACGAGCAATCACAGATGCAGAGATATTCGGGACTAAAGGCAAGAGTGGATTGATTGAAGGTGGATTTGATCGTATTCTGCCTGGAATTGACTGGGGATTTTACCCTGACCCATTTGCATATGTCAAACAGCATTATGATGCTAACAGACGAACTCTTTATATCTTTGATGAATACAAAGGGCAGAAGAAAAGCAACCGAGCAGTTTATGATGACCTAATTAGATTAAAAAAGTACAATAACCAATTGACAGTAATCGCGGACTCTGCCGAACCTAAGTCCATTGCGGACCTCCGCGAATATGGTGCTACATGCCGGGGTGCTGAAAAAGGTCCAGAATCCGTGACCTACTCGATGAAGTGGATGCAGTCATTGAATCAAATTGTAATTGACCCAGTGCGATGTCCCGAGTCTGCTCAAGAATTCCTAGACTATGAATTAGAGCAAGACAAGGATGGTGAATACATTAGCGAATATCCAGACAAGAACAACCATTTTATAGATGCTTCCCGTTACGGGACCAACCTCATCTGGCGAAGACGAGGGCAATAATAAAGGAGATTACTCATGGCAAGTTCTACATTCTATAAGTTCAATCAATTCGTGGAAGACATTGGCAAGGAATTACACCTACTTGGCACAGATTCTCTAAAGATCTTGCTGACCAATACTGCACCCAATGCAGCAGATACAATTGTGGACACAACCACAACACCCTGCACCGTCAAGGCGACGTCAAATGCAGTTGAGTTGGCGGCAGGCAACAACTACACCAAGGGTGGGAATACAGTTGCAACCCCAGTTTATGCTCAAAGTGCAGGGACTGCTAAATTGTACGGAGTAAAAGTCACATTCTCATGCACAACTGCTCCTTGGTCAACTTTCCGTTATGCAGTCTTGTATAATGATGCAGGTGGAACGACTGCGACACGTCCGGTAATCGGTTATTGGGATTATGGTGTAGGTGGTGTAACTCTCGGAATTGGAGAGACCTTCATTGTCGGCAACTCGAATGATGGCACAGACTGGACCACGACTTATCCTATCTTGACCTTAGCATAGTAGTATGTCAATCACCCCGATCCTGATTGATGGGTTTGAGCATGGTGTAGCCACACCTGTTGTTTCGGGTGGTGGGTTGTGCGACAACGTAACTGGCAACCCGGTAGTGCAGTCCGTTACCAAGCGGACTGGTACTTATGCACTAAAATGTGCGCCGGCAGCGGGTTATAGTTATATCAAATACACCCTGGCAAGCCCGACAACGATCGTGGCGAGATTTTATTTATATATCACCTCTATGACGGCAAGTACTGCTATTACGATTGCTTATCCCACCACTACAGTGGGCGATGCACGTATCAGGTTGGATTACACAGGAGGGGTTTATAAGGTCAAAGTTTATGATGGCACCACTTCAACCGATGTGGCGACTGTATCTGCGGGCGCGTGGATTCAGATAGATGCCAAGTGGACTTGTGGAGCCAACCCACACACGCTCGCGGTATCTGTTGATGGCGGGACGGAAGTTACCATCAGCCCTGCGTGGGCGATCAGCGCATATACCAGTTGGTTTTTCGGGGTTGCTTCAACCGCCACTTGTGAAATTTATTTAGAAGACCTCGTGTTATCCGCCACTGCCGCAGATTATCCTATCGGGGCGGGTGGGGTGATCGGGTTGTCTCCATCATCAGACGGGACACACACGAACACTGCCGCAAAAATTCAGACAGCCGCCGGTGTAGACATTGTTGCGTCTACAACTGATGCTTATACGAGCGTCAATTCTGTTCCGATGGGTGATATAACCAAGTACATCAAGCAAATAGCGGCAGGCGCGTATTATGCAGAATTGAAGTTCTCTACCGCCCAAGCAGGTATTCAAGGGGTGGCGGCGTTGTTGGCATATCAGGCTGCCACTGCTACGACGGACAAAATGGCATCTTATATCATCGATGAAGACGCCGTTCTTACTACAGTGTGGGGCAATCCGACCACGACCGCGGACTTTTCAGAGACAACGGTATTTTATAAGAAAGCAATCTTGCCTGTAACGGCAGGCGGATGGGACACTGCTGCTATCGGTGCTTTGAAGTGGAGAAACGGTAACTCAGACGACATAAACCCTGTACCGTATGCAGTGGACCTGTTGTTACAGGTGGCTTATTCCACAGCCACTACTGCTTATGGGTTGCGGGCCGGCACTGGCTCGTTCGTCCTATCCGGACAGAATGCGTACTTGCTAAAGAATCTACAACTAAGAACGACCACTG